CGTATGGACCGGCTCTTGGACGAGGATGAGATGTACGAAGAAGAAGGCGACTTTGAAGGCACACGCCGTGTGGTAGTTTTAGGTTGACCGGTATTGTCCGAAATGTTATAATACACACATAAACAACAAAGGAACTAGAAACTATGTCAAAGCATCATTTAGTAATTATCGCAAACTTTGCCCGGGACAATGGCTTGTCACTTACAGAAACTATAGAGTATATCGGCAACAATTACGACGAGCTCCCAAACGAGCTTACTAATGCGTATGAGGACACATACGCGGAACTTATGCAGTTTGTAGAAACCCAAACAGCCTAAGGGTTATTACTATCACACTCGAAGACAGCAACAAATAGGAGTAAAAAATGGGTACACGTAGTCGAATTGGTGTTATGCATGGTGACAAGTGCAAATCAGTTTATTGTCATTGGGACGGTTATCTGTCGCATAATGGCGCTATCCTGCAAGAGCACTATGACAGTGCCAAGGCCAACCATCTTGTGGCCATGGGCAATATCAGTTCTCTGGGCGAACACATCGGTGAAGCACATCCCTTCAGCAAGTTCGACATCAACAAAGATGATCCTGACTTTGACAAACTCGTTGCCCTGCATGAACTGGCAGAAGACAATGGTTGGACCACTTTCTACATGCGAGATCGCGGCGAGACAGAGCAAGAGTTCGAAGTGAGCCAAAGCTTCGATGAGTTCCTGGAACTGGTAAACAACTGCGGTGCTGAATACTTCTACATCATGCGAGATGGTGTATGGTACTGCGGTGCTTTGTATGCTGTGGAAGGCATGATCCCCAACACCTTGTACGTGCTAAACGAACAATTAGCCAAAGAAACTGTTTGACAAGAAATTCAAGATCGCTTACAATACACTCATCAACAACAGAAAGGTATCTACCATGAGCGAAACTCGTACAGTCACATCGCGTCAAGCACAGAAAAGTCTGCTAAAGGCGTTCAAAGTCAAACGTCCTTTGTTCCTGTGGGGCCCTCCAGGTATTGGTAAGAGTGAACTGGTTGAAGGTATTACTCGCGACCTCAACGGTTACATGATTGACTTGCGGTTGGGACAGATGGAACCCACTGACATCCGTGGTATTCCTTTCTACAACAAAGACATCGGCAAGATGGATTGGGCTCCTCCTGTAGAACTGCCCGACGAAGAACTGGCTAGCCAGTATCCCATCGTGGTGTTGTTTTTGGACGAACTGAACAGTGCCGCACCCAGCGTTCAGTCTGCGGCTTATCAGCTGATTTTGAATCGTCGTATTGGCAAATATCGCCTGCCCGACAATGTTGTTATGGTTGCCGCAGGCAATCGTGAAAGCGACAAAGGTGTGACATATCGTATGCCCACTCCGCTGGCAAATCGTTTCTTGCACCAAGAGATGAAGGTGGACTTTGCTTCGTGGCAAGAATGGGCAGTGACCCACAACATCCACAAGGATGTGGTTGGTTATTTGAGCTTTGCCAAACAAGACCTGTACGACTTTGATGCAAAGAGTGCAAGCCGCGCATTCGCTACTCCGCGTACCTGGACATTCGTCAGTGAACTGTTGGCAGGCGACGACAATGATGACGACACATTGACCAATCTAATTGCAGGCACAGTTGGTGAAGGACTTGCAGTAAAGTTCATGGCGCACCGCAAGGTTGCTGGACGCATGCCCAAGCCCGAAGACATCTTGAATGGCAAAGTCAAAGACTTGAATGTCAAAGAAGTCAGTGCCATGTACAGCCTGGTTATTTCCATGTGCTATGAGCTCAAGGCTGCTGTTGAGAACAAGATGGACGAGAAGAAGTTCCACGAAATGGCTGATAACTTCCTCAGCTACATGATGCGAAACTTTGAAACTGAGTTGACTGTGATGGGTTCGCGTATTGCATTGACCACATACGACTTGCCGTTCAAGCCTACCAAGCTCAAGCACTTTGACGAGTTTCATACCAAGTTTGGCAAATACGTGCTCCAAGCACAGGCCTAAAACAAGATGGGGACTAGTTCCCCATCCTTCTTTATGAAATACGAAGTAATCAAACTAGATCGTCGCCATAGTTATTGTAAGATTTACAAATACTCAATTGAGTTTAGTAAAGCAGGGTGGAAGGGCACTGGCGCGTTGGATTTTGATCGAGCCCGCCGTTGGTTCAACGAAAACTTTGGGTGGAGCCAAGAAGTAGACGTGCAACAAAAGATGGCAGGGCAGGCACAGGAAATTCACCAAGCTGCTGGTATAAACTTTCATTGGGCATTTACAACTCAATATAGAAATTATCGAATCTATGTTAGTTCCGACAAAGAGATGGCATGGTTTCAATTATCACATATACGTGAAACATGACGGCCCGAATCATTGTAAAAAAGAATCTAATAATATTCGAAAAGGAAGACCTGTGGACTCCTATACGAAATAAAATCGTTGCCCAACATGGACTGCTATATCTAATATCAACGGTAACCAAACGAGAATTAGGATTTACTACACGGCAACATCAACAATGGATTACTATTGATAAAAATAATCAAGGGGATGATATTGTTCCTCGTGGATATTTACAAAATCAAATTCATTTAGATTTCTACGATGCAGCCGCATTGACATGGTTTCAACTTAAATATTTATAGAATTCTGGTTGACCGGTATCAGCTGAACTGCTATAATATAAACATAAACAGAAAGGACCCGTATGCGACAATCTGATGTACTTTATGCTCGTGCTCGTGGCACCACAGGCGATACCAAAGACGCTGAAAAATTTAAGAATCTTATTGGTCCTATGGACATGGTTCTAGATCGCAAAGTTCGCGAGAAGCTGATCACTGCTCGTGTGGGACTATTGCTCAAGGCCAGTTTCTTTGGTAACTTGGCCACTCGCTTGAAGTTGGTGAATGCTGACGAATGGTGTGGTACTGCCGCAACAGATGGACGTCACTTCTATTACAATACTCGCTTCATTGAAATGTTGCGTCCAAAAGAAATTGAATTCTTGTTTGGGCACGAAGTATTGCATTGTGTATATGATCACTTTGGACGTCGAGGCGAACGTGAGCCTACAATGTGGAATGTGGCCAATGACTTTTGTGTGAATGCCGACTTGAAAGAACATGGTGTTGGTGAGTTTATCACGTCAGTGCCTTGCTTGTACGATCGCAAGTACAATGGTTGGAGTTCAGAAAAAGTTTACGATGACTTGATGAAGAATGTAAAGAAAATCAGTTTACAAGACTTGATTGATCAATTGCTCGACGACCATTTGGATGGTGAAGGCGATGCCGACGGTGATGGCAACAAAGATGGTGAAGGCAAAGGCAAAGGTCGTCCCAAACTGAGTGAAGAAGAACGCAGAGCAATCCGCGACGAACTCAAAGAAGCCATGATGGCAGCGGCTGCTACTGTGGATGGTGCCGGTAATATTCCTGCTGGTGTCAAGCGCATGATTGACGAAATGACCGAGCCCAAGATGAACTGGCGCGAGTTGTTGCGTATGCAATTGGAATCTACTATCAAGAGTGATTACACTTGGATGCGGGCCAGCCGCAAAGGTTGGCACATGGATGCTGTGATGCCTGGCATGAAGCTGGATCCAATGATTGATATTGCAGTGGCGTTGGATGCCTCGGGTTCAATCAGCGAATCCATGCTCAAGGATTTCTTGAGTGAAATCCAAGGTATTATGGATTCGTTTCCAGCATATCGTATTCATGTGATAACGTTTGATACTGATGCATACAATCCAGCACAATACAACAGTGATAATTTGGATAGTATCTGTGATTACGAAGTCCAAGGCGGTGGTGGTACAGACTTTGGTTGTATTTTCAAATACTTGAAAGACAACGAAATTGAGCCCAAGCGACTGGTTGTGTTCACAGATGGTTACCCGTTTGGTTCTTGGGGTGATGAGAACTATGCAGATACAGTTTGGATCTTGCATGGTACTACCACTATTGTTCCGCCCTGGGGACAGTATGCGTACTATGAGGAAGCAGAAAAGTAATCTCAGACTGATTTAGCCAAAACCCCAGAGAAAATTTATCTCTGGGGTTTTTCTTATGTAAATATCAGTATGGAAAATACTACACCCACCAACCAACTTACAATCAACGACATCGCGCTTGCTCGCGATGTGATCGATGCTGCTGTTAAACGTGGCGCCTTTGGTGCCGCTGAAGCAAAACAGGTCGGAACTTTATTTGAAAAACTGGATCAGTTTATCAAGGCTGCTGTGGAACAAGCAGAAGCAGATGCAGAGGCCAACGCAGAATCGCCAGCTGAGGCCGCAGTGCCAGATTCTGTAGAAACTCCTCCTGCTACAAACACCAAAGGAAAATAACATGGCATTCTTAAAACACATTGGCAAGCATAATGACCGTAAGGTTGCTGTTGTCTTCAGACAAATCCCCGGAGACGAACATATGTGTTTGTGCATCTACCCAGACTTGATGTCAATGAATCTACATGATCCACTGATGAAAGTACTAGAAAGTCCAGTTGGTCAAAATGCTGAAGAACTTGCTGATGCATTACATCGCAATATCTTCCCAGATGGTCGTAACATGTTGCAGACCTTGCATGCCGAACGTCTGATGAAACGTGTGCAGACTGAACAGATCTTGATGACTCCTACTCTGCAATCCAATGTCAAACTCAGCGAACTCAACAAGATTCTCAATGAGATGAAAAAGGGTGAAGAGGCTGTGCGTAAGATGGCTGAAATTGATAATTCACGTGGTATTGTTGATCCCAAGGCCAAACGTGCCGCAGAAGCAGCATACAAGAGTGGGCGTGATGCACGCACCACTCCAATTGATCCAGGATATACTGCTGCGCCAACAGATGGTGCGCTAGATGATCGTGCCATTGCTGCCAACATGCTCACACAGGCTGTGAAGATGCACAACGAAGCAACTTCATTGATCAATGAAGCAGCACGTATGAAAAAAGAAGCAGAGAGAATGTTTCCTGGCGTGAAGATGATGGATCTGCCCAGGATGGCACCAATTCCACAGGTAGAAACTGAAACACCCAAGGCTCCCGCAGTAAAACGAGGCCGCCCGGCCAAGGCCAAGGCTGCTGCTCATGCCACTGAGTAACGAGTTCCTTGCCAAGTGGGATCACATAATTTCTGAAGTCGAAAAGACTCAAGTTCCGTTAAAATGCATCAACAAGATGGTCATAAAGATTGCCGGAGGCCGGCAAAAGACCATCAATCTAACTAGGTTGCGACGCGATGGTCTTGACGATGATGAGATTGAAGAAATCTTAAATAGAAATTTAAACATTCTAGGAGAATCAGTAAACACCATTGATTTTGTTGTGGATGTCAACACCGTGGCGGGCATTGTCCAACCAGCCACTGACAAATTATTAAAAAGTTTATGAATGTTAAATTACTCAGTCACAGCCAGCCAACTAAAGAATTCGCAGACCTGGGCATTGAAGATGCACAAGAACTCATTGCATATTGTGCCCGTGTTAGCAATCCCTCAAATCAGTTTAACACCCAAACTTCAGAAAAACTCATCCGATACCTTGTTGAACACCAGCACTGGTCACCATTGGAAATGGTCTCAGCCTGCATCGAAATTACAACCACTCGAGATATCGCTAGGCAAATCCTACGCCACCGAAGCTTCAGCTTCCAAGAGTTCAGCCAACGTTATGCTGATCCAACGCAGGATCTCAGCTTTGTACGGCGAGCAGCCAGACTCCAAGACACCCGAAACAGACAAAACAGCATAGAGACCGACAACGACGATCTTGCATTGTGGTGGGATAATGCCCAGCAAGAAGTAATAGATCTAGCACGGAAACACTATGCCAGAGCTGTAGAATTAGGCATAGCTAAAGAACAAGCCAGAGCCATATTACCAGAAGGCAATACTGTTAGCCGGTTGTATGTCTCAGGGACTTTGCGTAGTTGGATACACTATTGTGAGTTGAGATCTGCCAACGGCACACAAAAAGAACACATGGATATTGCCAAAGAAGTGGCAATAGTTATATCTAAGATATTTCCAATGATTGGTGAATTCTGTAATGACTAGAAATGTTGTTGATTGAAATATCAGCATGACAGATTATACAAGAACATCTTACTTGCTTTCGCCCTATTGCAGATTGTCTCATTTTCTTTAGAGTCTCTAAAGAATGAACTCTGCCAGTGTTATATTTTGTTCTGTCTTTTGATCGTTTCTCTTTTAAAATTTTAGCCTGCTGCTTACCGTGTATTTCTTCATAGGATTTTCCTTTGCGAGTAGTTGATAATTTTTCTGAACGGAGACGGCGTAATAGTTTTGCTTTTTCCTCTCCATATCGTTGTTCGTAAGTTTGCCCTTTACCTCGATTTAATTTTGAATAATCAATGTGTTGAGATGTATCCCCGCCGTCGCCTGATTCAATTTTAAGATTTGCCCAATCTTTAGATTTTACAATATCAAGTTTCTCTGACAGAGGAATTGAAAATTTTTGTAGTTCTTCATTTGTAAGGAATGTTCCTAAAATGTCAGTAGTGACATCGTATCCATGTTTTTTAATGTGCTCTGTCCATCTTTTTCCTGATCCTTTATATTTGTAAGGGTCTCTCACTGTTTTGCCTAAATACTTTAGTCCTGTTTTATTATGTGTTTTGATGTAAAGATAGATCATGCCTGGTTCTCCATGATGTATTTATGATACTTGACATTTTATTGAACTTCGTGTTATACTAGGTTATGTCCAAACTACTTCGTGATCTCAATCGAGAACACCACAAACATAATCAACCACGAGAAACTAAAATAATTAACGGTGTAGCCGTGACTTTTTCTGATATGATAGTACATCGATTCCGCATGGGCGATGTAGAGGATCCTGTGCTTTACGCCGCGCAACCTATATATGAATGGCAGCAAAGTCAAGCTGGCAAGTTTGTGATGGAAAATGCTGTGGAGCCTCCTTGGTGGGTTCGTACAGTTGATGCAGCCACATATGGATTTGAATTTGCTATCGTGGCACGTATGAAGGAAGCTGATCAAACTTTTTACACATTAAAGTATGTCAACACAGGCAATTGAATACATAGACGCAACGGTCGTACTGCCGCCGCCGGTGAAGAAACTGATATGGAATGGCACAGAGTTTGTTCCGTTCTTGCTGTATCGTAAAAAAGGTCTTCCTAATAATCAACAGCTTGTATGGCTATGGCAAACGTATGGTAAACCTCGTTTGTACGAATATGGGCGTCATTGGGACTATTCTGGCGGCGGCAACTATACAATAATGGACGACAAGGTCTATATGTTTTACACAATGAAATGGGGAACAAAATGAAAATACTAGTCACAGGCGGGCTCGGACTGATCGGGCACAATGTGGTCAAGCGACTACAAGATCAATCACACACAGTGTCTGTTGTTGATAATCGAACCACGTATGGAATAATTCCTCAAAGTGAACTTGATTATTTGATTGGTGAGAGACTGAAGAAAATAAAGCAGTCACCTTTGCAGTTATATAATCGAGACATCTGTGACAGAGAATCTGTCGACGACATATTTGAGATTGAACAACCTGATATAGTGATCCATATGGCTAGTTTTCCTCGACAGAAAGTTGTGAATGCCAACCCTGCATGGGGTGCTAGTGTCATGATGGAGGGATTGATTAATG